ATCGCTAAAATAGTTCGTAATGTTGCTGATGCTTATAAAAATGCTTTGCAATCGTTAACTACAACGCAACCAGCACCGCCAGTACAACATAAACCAGTATATAATATTATGCCTGTTAGACCAGTACAGCCGTCAGGTTTTGCTTTATTACCGTATAACCCTGCAACTGATAATAGTAGACAGACACTTTTACCTTATAACCCTACAACCAATAATAACAGTTTAATATTGTTATCTACACCACAAACACAGTCATTACAATCAAGGTTTAGTTTGATACCATATAGACCAGCATTACAAGGTAGACCTGTGTATAGTATTATGCCTTATAAACCGACATTACAAGGTAGACCTGTGTATAGTATTATGCCTTTGCGTACTAATTGAGGCAAATTCGTAACAGCGTTAGTGCGAAGTGTACCTCGTGTTTTATAGGGGTGTTTTAAATGGCGGAGAAATGGATACAAAAAGCAATAAAACATCCAGGGGCTATGCGGGCTTTAGCTAAAAAAGAAGGCGCTTTAAATCCCGATGGTACTATTAAGCGTTCGTGGCTTTTGGAAAAGGCAAAAAGTAAGAACCCAACTACCCGTAGGCGTGCGTTATTAGCTTTGACGTTGCGTAAGTTAAACAAGTAAGGCGGTGATACGCTTGGCATTACCCGAAGAGCAGCAAAAAGTTTTAAATAAAGTTTTAGACCTTTTTAATCGAGTAGCAACTTTACGAGCTCCGTACGAAGAAAGATGGAAGCGTTGGTATCAATTATATCGTTCTTATACAAAGCCTCGTAATGATAATCGGTCAAATTTGTTTATACCTTACATATTTTCAACAGTACAGACGGTAGTACCAAGGATTATTGAAAGTATATTTGAAAGTAGACCTTTTGTTAGCGTATTACCTGTTTCTCCTAATGAAATCGACCGTGCAGAAGCAGCAGAGCAATTACTTGATTATCAGTATTCTAATCGTATTCGCATTGTTGATATTATGAAAGATATTGCAACAGAGGCAGCTATATATGGTACATCTATAGCTAAGATTGGTTGGAAATTTACAGCTACTTACGATGACCCATTTGTAGACCATGTAGATTTGTTTAATTTTTACATAAATCCGGTTTATAAAGATATTGAAACTGCCCCTTGGGTGATACAAAGAGCGTGGCGTGATAAACAAGGTATTCTTGCATTTTATTCGCAATTTATACAACTATTACCAGCAGATTTACAGCAGGAAATTCTTGAATATTTAGACCGCAAAGTAGCTTCGCAACCGCTTGAATTTGAGCAAGAACGTTTTAATTTAATTGGATTAGGTAGTGATTATGCTATAGATAATTTGTTCGAGATACTCGAATATTGGGAAGATGACCGAGTAGTTACGATACTTGACCGTAAATATGTTTTACGGGATATGCCTAATCCGTTCGCACATAAGAAAAAGCCGTTTGTTGAGTTTAAATATATAAATAATCCACACGAATTTTACGGTATCGGTATTCCTGAAATAACCGAGCATTTACAAATTGAGCTTAATACAATTCGCAATCAACGTATTGACAATGTAAACTTTGAATTAAATAAAATGTTTACTGTAAAAAGGTACGCCAATATTAATCCTAAAAGTCTTGTTTGGCGTCCTGGTGGTATAATACCTGTAGATGACCATAATGACATACAGCCGTTAGAAGTAAATCACGTAACTGCTAATGCTTATAATGAAGAGAGTATTGTTAAATCTGATATTAAGGAAGTTACTGGAACAGTAGACGTAATTCGTGGTATGATTACATCTTCAAGAACGACAGCTACAGAAGCGGCTACAATAGCCGATAATGCTACACAGCGTTTAAAGTTTATAATTCGTGGCTTTGCGCATAGTTTTATAAGGTTGTCCAGAATGATTATTCAGTTAGACCAGCAGTTTATTGATACTGAGCGATATATTAGAGTATTTGATGATTATAACAAACTTAGTTTTATAAAGCTTGCACCAATGGATATTCAAGGTGAGTTTGATTTGACTGTCGAAAACGTAATAACTGAGCCCTTAGCAAGTCGTATAAATAGACGAGCTCAATTAGTTGAAATTTATAAAGTATTAGCTAATAATCCTTACGTTAATATCAAAGAATTAACCCGTATGATACTAAGCTTTTACAACATAAATAACGTTGATAAGCTGTTTGTTGATACTCCACAACCGGTAACGGGACAACAGCAACAATCTACTATACAACAAGCTATGGATGCTAATTTAAATGGTATACCAATGCCTCCTGAAATGATGGGAGGTGGTGTAGCATAACTAAACAGGAAGCTTTTAATAATCTAATAAATATGGAGGGTTGGAAATATTTAGTAGAAGAGCTTGAAGCACGAAAACAAGCAATTCAACAGACTTTGTTGTATCATGCTTTTAATGATTTACAGGAAGTCAAATTATTACAAAAAGAATACGAAGTTTTAAACTTCGTATTAAATTTACCAAAAAATTACAAGGAGGTATAAAATTTTATGTCAATTAATATGAACAGCGATAATCAAGCCCAACAAGCAGCCCCCGAAGTAGGTAGTGATGCCTTTTTTACAGACGCTAATTTGGCGAATATAGCACAACCTGCGGAGGGACAAGCTGCACAGGAAGGCTTGACCGCTGATGCACAGGCACAGCAAGCCCCCGCACAAAGCGGACAAGGCGGACAGCAGGAGTTAATTGCTGGTAAATTTAAATCTATAGATGATTTACGTAAAAGTTACGCTGAATTAGTCCAGCAATTAGCTATTGCTAAAGCTCAGGGTTTACCTGTAGCAGAGGATATTAACTTAGTACCCACCTCTGTTGAGGAGATGATAAATGGGTACAAAGATTTAGAGAGAGAATTTCACAGAGTTCGTCAGTTAGCCAGCCAACAGCCTGCTGTTGTTGATAATCAACAGCAACAAGCTGAGGTGCCGGAGTTAACTGACGAGCAGATAAATCAGCTTTTATTGGAGGCTTTTCAGAAAGACCCTGTAAGTACATTAAACGCTTTACTTGAAACCATGTTGGAAGAAAGACTACAACCTTTAATGCAGGATTATGAAGAACGTTTAATGACTAACAAGGTGCTTGAAGCAGCTCAAAAATATCCTGATTTTAAAGATTTAGCTAATGACATTGCAGATTTTTTAGACGCTCATCCTGAAATTGGTGATTTGGAAAATGCCCTTGATATAGCTTATTTAGCGGTCAAGGGCATGAAGGCTCAGGAATTTCTTGAGCAGGGTAAGCAGCAAGCTTACCAAAATATGGCTGCTAAACAACAAGCAGTCGTTGAAACGGACAATTTGAACAAGGCTGGTGAAACTGTCAAGCCCGAAGATTTGATTATACAACAAATTTTCGGCGAGAAACCTAAAGGTATATTCGGATAAGGAGGTTGATTTAGATGGCGATTACCACTTATGCTGGTACTGGTAATATTAACCAATCTCGTTTAGTTGTAGATATGGCAGAAAAAATTGCCTATCTACAACCGGACGCTGCTCCGCTTACTGTAATTTTAAAACGTGCTAAGAAGCGTGTGGTGCAAAACCCAAAGTTCGAATGGATGGAGCAAGAATTAGGCGCACGTTGGGACAAAGTAAGTAATGCTACTGGTTATACTGCAACTGATACAGCTATTAACGTTGTTAACGGTTCGTACTTCACCGTTGGCGATTTAGTAAAAGTTCCACGTACTGGTGAAGTAATGCGGGTAACTGCTATCAACGGTAATACTTTAACCGTTGTGCGTGGTTACGGTTCTACCGCAGCCGCTGCGTTAAATGATGCTGATGACCTGTTAATCATCGGTAATGCTAACGCAGAAGGCTCTGGTGCAAGAAATCCGAATATTGCTGATGTAACGAATGTTTATAACTATACTCAAATCTTCAAGACAACTATCGCCGTGACTAATACCATGAAAGCAACAAAAGTTTACGGCGAGACCGAGTTAGCTCGGCAGCGTAAATTGAAGGGTATTGAACACCTTGTTGATATGGAGCGGGCTTTCCTCTTTGGTGAGAAGAAGCTCGACGCTTCCGGTTCTCAACCAATACGGACTACTGCTGGTGTGTTATCTTTCCTGACTGAAAACGTAATGGACGCTGGCGGTACGTTAACTGAACTTGAGTTTGAGACCTGGTTGGAAGGTGTATTTAAATATGGCAGTAATCGGAGATTATTACTTGCATCTCCCAGAGTATGTACTGTAATTAATCAATTTGCACAAAATAAACTTCGTGTTGTACCTCGTGAGGATACATACGGTGTAAGTATTACTCAATATGTTTCTACTCACGGTGAACTTTACATTGTAAAACATCCGTTACTTGAGGGCGCTATTTATGGTGGTATGGCTATCGCATTAGATATCGATAACGTTTACTACTGCCCGCTTGAGGGTCGTGATACTAAACTTGAAACCAATATTCAAAATAACGATGAAGATGTTCAGAAAGACCAATACATCACCGAAGCCGGTATAATGGTGCAATTACCGAAAACTCACGGTATCTTGAAGAATGTTACTGGTTAATTGAGACTTAACGGTTAGCAGGTTAATCCTGCTAACCGTTAAATTAAAAATTACAAGGAGGTATAATATGCCTAAGGTAGATAATGAAATTGTAAAACCTGTAAAATTTGTAAGTAAGTATAAGAATTATGTAATTGTGGAGAAGCCTTCTTTTATTCGTGTGGAAAATGGTATCCCTTATGTTGTGTATGGTAAGCGTTATGAATTTGGTGACGGCACTTATGAAACTTCTGACCCAAAAGAAATCGAATTTTTACGTAAACATAAATTTTTTGGTGTCGATTTTTATGAGTTGAAATAAAGGGGGTAGTTTTAATGGCTACCCTTACTGATTTATATAACAGGGTTAATGCGCAGTTAGAAGAAAACCTTGATTTATCTTATGTTACGGATGTTATAAATGAAGCTTATTTCCTTTTAGCAAAGCAAGCTCGACTGGAAAAAACAGCTACATTATCGGTAATTACTGGTGTACAAGATTACTCTTTACCAAGTGACTTATTGATTTTACGAAATGTTTTGAAAGGTGACGAGTTATTTACTGATTTTCAAATTTGGAATAATGTTTTCCATTTGATAGAAGTACCGAGTACAAATTTTGATTTAACTTTACAGTATTATTACAAACCAGCAAGATTAGTTAATCCTAATGATGTTCCGGCACTACCTGAAATTTTTCATGATTTGTTAGTTTTTTATGCGTGTTATAAGTATAAACTGCGTGACGAGGATACGGATTTAGCGTTACAATATTTGTCCCAGTTTTCGAGCGGTACACAGGCTTTAAAGGAATATGTTTCCGGTAAAGTAGAGGCTCCTAATGCAGACTTTAGTAGTTTTACGTGGGAGAGATAAGCCATGAGCAATCGTCAGTATATAACTTTTATGGATTTTTCAGGGGGCTTAAATGATACAGCAGCCCCCGATAACCTTGAAGATAACGAGCTTGTAGTAGCTGATAACATAGATTTATCCGAACGAGGGGGTTTTAGCCTTCGTAAAGGTTATACTAAATTGTACACAACAAGTTTTGGAGCTTATCCTATTAGTCGGATTTTTGAGTGGAATAACGATATCTATTTTACAATTAATACGTCATTGTATAAAAACGATATTTTAGTAACCAGTACGCTTGCTACTGCCGATATTGGGTATATTGCATATCAAGGTAAATTGTATATAGTTGACGGGTCAAAATATTACCAGTACGACGGTACTACGTTTGCTGAGGTAACACCTGACCCAGATGCTACTAATACAAACTTTGAAGCTGTAAAGCGTTGTAAATATTTAGCTTTATTAGGCAATCGTTTATTTGCAGCAGGGGACAGTCAAAATCCAAATTTGCTTTATTTTAGCGAACTTGGCAAACCTAATTTTTGGAAAGGTACAAGTGTAATAAATGTGTCATCGAATGATAATGATGTTATAACTGGTTTAACCGTGTTTGCTGGTGCTTTGTTGGTTTTTAAGAAAAATTCTATTTGGGCTTGGTTTGGTACAGACCCCAACGTTGATGTGAAATTCGTTAAAATACCAGCACATACAGGAGCTTTGAACATTCAAACAGTAGTTGATGCAAATAATACGTTAATTTATTTTGGGCGTGATGGATTATATGCATTATCGAGTTTAAATAAAGATTACATAAATTCAGAATTAATCTCAGTTAAAGTTACTAATTTAATAAAGAGTATTGTAAAACCTGAAAAAGCGGTAGCTGTTTTCGATGGCAGGCGTTATTTATTAGCTTATTGTGATGACGCCACGTTAAATTATAATAATAAAGTTTTAGTCTTTGATACAGTTTTAGGTGCGTTTACACGGTATACTAATATTTACATAAATACTTTTTGTCGTAAATTAGATGGTACATTGTTATTTGGTTCTGCTAAAAATGATGGTTATATTTATAAATTTGACGATGTTTACAATGATGATGGAAATGTAATTAATATGCGTGTTGTAACGAAACCTTATGCTTTAAGTGATAATGCTTTTACGATTAATAAGTTAAAGAGATTTTACCTTTCAATCAAACAAGACATAGCAGAAAACAAGTTAAACATAAAATTAAAGTTTGATTATATGGAAAAATCGTCATTGTCTGTTGATTTAAATGAAGCTTTTATTTGGGGTGTGTCTAACTGGGGTAATTTATGGGGTTGGAGTGATTTGGTAGCCAAGGAGTGGTTAATATCATTCAGGGCACGACGTGTTCAGGTTGAATTTACTAAGAATTATATAGACCAACCTTTAACTGTTTATGGTATAGGATTTGCCTTTATACCTAAACGTCCGAAAGGGGTGAAAATATAAATGCCATATAATCGTACATTTAGTGCAGATGTTGGCCAGCGATCTATTGGTTCGGCTGGCCCCGACCAGATAGAATACGACCTTGATAACCTTTTTGCAGCGTTAGACCCTAATAAAACTTATCGTGATGGACAACCTGGTGGTATTGGTACAGAAAATATTCGAGATGGTGCAGTTACTACAGCAAAGATAGCTGATGGTAACGTAACAACAGCTAAGATAGCCGATGGTGCAGTTACAACAGCTAAGATTGCTGATAGTAACGTAACCAC